ATAGCTTTCAACAGATTGTAGGCTATCGGAACCTCGAGGAACTGAAAGATTTGTTAGGTGAGTTTTCTTTTCGCGTCTTGAAAAAAGATTGTATTGACCTCCCTGATAAGATGTATACAACTCGAGAAATAGAGCTAACTCCTGAGCAAAAACGCATCTATAAAGACCTGAAAGAATACGCGATAGCTCAATTAGAGGGGGCTGAGTTTATAACAACTAACTCCGTGATTACTCAAATTCTTCGACTACAGCAAGTTCTTTGTGGGTTCACAAAAACAGACACGGGCGAAAATATTGAAATACCAAGTAACCGCATGAAGGAGCTCATGTCTACCCTTGAGGAGATAGAAGGTAAGTGCATTATATGGGCTAACTATCAACACGATATAAAAGCAATCGTCGCTGAGATAGCCAAGGTCTATGGTGCTGAATCAGTTGCTCATTACTACGGTGAGACTGATCCGGAAGAGCGGCCTCGTATTGTAGAAAAATTTCAAGACCCTACCTCTAAACTTCAGTTTTTTGTTGGTCAGCCTAGAACAGGTGGGTTCGGGTTGACGCTAACCGAAGCAAATACAGTCATATATTATTCAAACGGCTATGACCTTGAAACGAGGCTCCAATCAGAAGACCGTGCTCATCGTATTGGGCAAACAAATAAGGTCACATATATTGACTTCTTTGTTCCAGGCACGGTGGACGAGAAAATACTGAAGTCGTTACGGAGCAAAATAAATTTAGCGACACAAGTTCTTGGTGAAGACTATCGAGAGTGGTTACTTTGATAGGGGCGGGTGGCTCCCGTTGTGCATCTTAAATAACCGATCTATATCTTTATGTGCTTCAACAACGCCAACTCGTATACCCTCTATTTCACGGTTTTGTTTTGCTAAATTATCAGGGCTGAGTATGCCTTTGAGGGTATTTATTTGATTTCTAACGATTCCTTGGTTAGTTTCTAATATATCCAACCGTTTATCGATATCTCGCAAACGTTTTTCAACATCACTCAACGATTCAATGATCGCTTTGATCTGCATTTTGCCGACTGCCGCCGCTCCCGCGACACTAAATAAAATCCCCCCTAGTGTAACTAGGAATTTTATGTCAACAGCACCTTCCATTACCAGCCCTTTACCCACCGATAGAGTGTCGGACGCCAGCTTATGTGACCGTTATAGTCTGGTGTTTTAAACCATCGCCACAATTTACGATTAGTGTATGTTAACAACATCCGTCGTCTCCGCCCATCTTAGACCTTGTTGTGCCAGATGAACGCAATCATCCCCGCAATAAAACCGATTACACCGATAACTTTCACTATCTCTATCAAGACCTTATGCCAGAATGATTTGGCCTGAAGTTTCGCTTCAGCCCTTTGCTCTGCTTCTTTTTTCTTTCGTGCCTTCTGCTTTATGACGGCTTCTTTTTGCGCCTCTAAGATTTCATCCCAAGTTCCGTGTCCAAATCGCTTATTTATCTGAAGCGACAACCGACGAATGTCTTCTTCCTGTTGCTTTTCCGCCAGTTTTGCCGCCGTGATGTTTGCCAGTGATGTCTCATCGTCACTTTCGCCCAACCTAAATTTGATTAATTTTTGCCACGCTGTGAGTTTCTTTTTCTGTTGAGCATCTTTGATACGCTTCTTAGCGGCTCCGTGGGTCTTAAATAGAGTGTCTATATGACCAGCAATAGCACCTACATCATCCGCTGATTCTAGCGCACTTCGGACACCACTGATTGCTGATTTAACAGCCGCGAACCCTCCAGTAACTGCGGCTAAAGTAACTGGGTCCATAACGTTACTCTCCGAATTCGTAGGCGTCCACACAGTCTATAACAAAACCTTTTTCAGGTTTATGTTCAAACTGAGCTTTTTTCCGAGCGTCTTCTTCGCTCTCGGCCTTTATGTCAAAGTAATGCACCTCTTCCCATGCTGCCTCAGCAGGGTCTACATCATCGCCGTTGCGAATGTTGTCTCGGATGCGTTTATTGTATATCCCTACTTGATAAGTCTTTATCATGGCTCTCAATAAACATACACAACCTGCGGTAAATCTGTGTAATCTGATCGTCTATCTATATGTATAAAGCTCTTTGCAACGCCAACAGTCCAACCCTCGGCTAGGGCGACTAATATAAGCTCCTTACGATATTCACTATCAGGCACAGCTATATCTACTGCGCAGGTGTCTGTTCCATATTTGGGGTTGTCGATTAAATGAAAACTGTTTTTTGATGCAGGATACCCACGCTCAAGAAGTGAATCTATATGGGCGCTGGTCCTACACGCACTGGTAAGTGTCATTGGCCTACCAAGTGAATCTCTTATTTCGTCTAACTTTTCACCAAAGCCATCAGCAAGTTTTACAATCTTAGCAGAGGGACATTGAAGCTCTTCTTCTGAAAAATACTCAAGCAATTTATTTCCCCTATGGCCCTAAAACACGGCCCAACGCTTCATCGACGGCCTGACGTTGTGTTTGAATCGGTACAGGTCGACGGTTACCGGAAGGGTCTGTTATTGTATACGTGTCTATCAGCTCTTCAATTTCACTTTGGCGAAATGGACTCATGTCGTCTTTCCCAAACAACGCTGAACCAATAGCGTTTGCTGAAATGCGCCCTACTTTTGAGGTGCGGATTTTTAATGCTCGGTCAAGAGCTTTCGGGTCAGTCAATAATCGTTTAAATGCTGCTTCATCTTGATATTTTATAAACTTAGTCCCTAAGTTCAAAGCGCGAGCTTTTGTGTTTAAAACGCCAACCCATACTCTTGCGATTAGTCCCGGAATTTTTTTAAGCATACCTTTCTCTAACTCTTTTTCAGCAAGACCTACAACTCCAGCTTGTCGGGGGTTTGCTAGTGCATCCATTTCCTTAAACAATTGTCGCATATTTTTAACGTGTTGATCACCAAAAATTAATTTATACGAGGCACCTTCAACATCAAGTTCTCGTAAACTTCTAGAGGTGATGTCGTCTATAGTTTCTGGACCAGCAGCTTTTCCCGCAAACTCATCACCAGGGTTCCATAATCTTTTGAGAGCGAGGGCTTTCAATCGTTGGTCGGCTATTGCAAACTCTTCTGGCTCAAGCCCTCTTTTCAAAATTCGTTGCAACTCACGAATAGATTTAGTGTTCTCAACACTGCGTCTTCCTGTTTGCCACGCGAGGTCGAATAACTTAGAAGGGTCTTCAAGTGCTAACCGCTGTAAATCAGTTGCGTTTTGATTTTGTAAAAACGGAAGGTTCTTTAGGTCTTGTTCCATTCGACTAATCTTTTTATAGCGGCCCTGTAAAGTTTGACCACGAGCAACTTTTTGAGCGAACTTTTCAAGATTAGGATCATCCGGAAAAAGCTGACGCACCCAAGGACCGTACTCACTCATAAACTGTGAGAATTGTGCAGAGGAAACTGTATCAGTGCCAAACCTTTGATCACCTATCTTCACTGATCTTGGTCGACCAGCAATGTCAATTTCATCGCCCTCTTTTAACGTTCGAGTAAGTGCGGAGCGCAAACGTGTTTTAAGAACGTTCCTTAATAAATCTTCTTGTTGTTTACCGTAAACACCAAGTTTCTTTAAATCTCCAAGTACAGCGTTCACTGTATCGCCATCGTTCATAGACCTTAAAAATTTATTCGCGAGTTGGTCTGCGTTAAGTTCAGTCAACCCTCGGTCTAACTCATTAGTCCAAACTGCACGAAATGCTTTTAAATTATCTTGAGCAGTTTTCCACTGTTTAAAAAGGTCGGGATCTATATTCTTAAACCCTTGGCCTTCTGCATTTCTCAACATATCCTGTAGTCTTAACAGACGCCGTTGAGTCTCGCCAGTTGTTTTTCCTATTTCATCGGATACCTTATCAGCAAGCTGACGAAATTGCGAAAAATTAACAGGTATGTTTTCTTTTCCAGCAGAGCCAGCACTCAACCTTTGAATGAGACCCTGTATCTCAGGGGGGTATGCGGCAAGATTACCTTTGAAAGAAGGCCCAAGCATTTTAATTTCGCCTTCAATTTTCTTAGCGACTCTTCCGATATCCCAAGACTTTTGTTTGAACTGCCGCGCTCTATTTCGTACAGCATTTAATGCTCCATAAATACCCTTCTTAGTAGTTTGCACGGTAGCGCCTTGTCCTAGGCCGAGTGCTGCCTCCGCGCTCTGACGGACACTCTGACCAAACTGTGCTTCAGCACCCTCACTCGTTCCTTTAAACGATGCCTCCCAATCGTCTATTAAACGTTGGTTTGAAGCCGCCATATCATCAAGGGCTTTATTTATTCGTGCTCCGTCACCAGAGCGCACAGCAGTTTCTACCGCTTGCCCAAATTTTTCAGCGTCTCCTTCAATAGCGCGAGGAATAACGCTTCCGTCAATAGTACGGGTTCCCTCTTCTAACGCACGACCCGCTCTGTCGCGTTCAATAGCTCCTTCGGGGGCAACTTTTTGTTCTGCCTTGCGAAGTTTTGTTGCAGAAATATCAAGTGCTGACGCTCGCTTTATGAGATCATCCGCTTCTTTTCCAACTAACTCTCCCGCTTGTTCTCGTAAAGCACGGGCTTGTCTTTCAAGTATCATCGAAGGAGTGCCTTCAATACCTGACTCTGACAGCTTTCTGCCAAATTTACTCTCTCCCCAAGCGCGGTAAGCATCGTCCCATTGTTCCTTTGAAACAAAATACTGGGCTTCCGCGCCACCTCTCGTGAGAATAGCTTTTCCTATTCTAAATATAGTACTCCCTAAAACAGAACCACCCGCTGACCACAATCCTTCGTCTACGAGGTCATCTATAAAATTACCCAACGGAATTATTTTTTCTGAGCCGCCTTTATTCGATACCCACCCACCTTTGGAATCATCGTATACAAACTCACCATCGCGGAGTGCCTTATCCATAACCAGCCACTTACTAGCAACCGCGCCGACGACCCCGCCAGCAGTCGCCCCTAAGAACGTTCCCATCCCAGGTTTTACTGATCCTGCGACGCCCCCAGCAATAGAACCAAGCACATCACCAGCAACTACATACGCTCCGGGAAGGGCATCTAGTGCGTCAGCCCATTCAAAGTCTACTGGGTTAATCGGTTGGCGACCCTCTGTAGGGTGCATAAAAGTTAACCGTTTATCGCCCGCACCTGTTCTTTGAATTTTAAGGTCTAGGTCTTCTTTAGTGAACTGCCTGTTAGGTGTTCCAAACTTTAAATTCATATCAGTGACTAGTAATTCACCAACAATATCTTCAGCAACTGAAACTGGTTTTCCGTCTGGTGTTACTGCTTGTGGTAGCTCAGCTAACCACCGAAGCGCATCGTTTGCCTTTCCTGTAAGTTCTCTAAATTGTTCAGGGTCTCTTATAGGTGTTCGCCCATAATCCCTCAATTCTACTCGTTGCCGAACATCGGTAGTTTGCGGTCTATACCCGTACCTAGATAAAAGAACCCTTTCAGCGGGAGAAGCATCAGGTGGGGCGTCTCCTCTTACTTCACCAGGAGAAGGAGTAAATCCTCCGAGTTTTTCTCGCATATAACGATCTAAAAAATCTGCTGTTCCCCCACGCTCTGAAGCCGTTCGCTCAGCGGCAAGTTCAGATTCTCCGGGACGCCGCCCAACAATAGCCGTCATGAGGCGATCGAGTCCTGTGGCACCTTCTCTAGGAATGTCTACTTCGGGTGCTCCATAATACTTTTCAATTAACTCAATGTATTTTGGTTCTAGTTTTCTTTCAACATCTTCAGGAAAAACTTCCCTACGACTCACCCGTTCTAAAGGACTACCCACCGCACCTATCGAACCTTCGCCTATTGAGGGCGGGTATATATCATATATAATAGGAGTTCCTTCGGCGTCTACTCCTGCGTCAAGATACTGCCGAACTCTATCCGCTTGAACAGAAGCGGCATCTTGTGGTGCAGCGGGTGCTGAAGTGCTTGGTGGCAGAAGGAAGTTGAGATTAGCCATTAATCAGTTCCAAAAAAGTTTTTATCTCTGAGTGATTGAATAACACCACTATCACTAATAGCTTGTTGCCTAGACTGAGGCAGAGAGTTATACCACGCCTCAACTCCCGCAACAGTTCTCGGAACATTTCGTCGGCTCATAATCCTGAGCAAGTCATTTTCTTCTTGAGTTAACGCATTCCCAGTATATGTAATAGTTTGATTACCATACTTATATGTCTGGTTTTGAGGTTGCTGCGTTTGCCCAGAACCAGGACTAGGAACCGCACCAGCGGAACGAGGTTGGAGGCGTCGATTTAAATGATAAGATATTCTATACTCTTCGCCCGAATCCCTACCGTCAATATATGCTTTAACGATACCCTTAGCATCTCTTGGATCAGAAGCAGAAGCGAATCTTCTTAATAAACTTTCAACAACGTCGCCCTTACCTTCGGCTATGGCTTTTTGATGTTTTGTAAGTTCCGCATCACTCATGTTTAGAACAGCTGTGTCTCTATACCTATCACTTGCGTCACGGACGGCTACTTCCAAAGTTCCTAAAATTTGTTCTGGTGTTTGAGTGAAAGACCCCTCGTCCCACCCGAGAGTCTTTAGGGCATTCTTAACATCGTTATCAGTGAGCTTCCCCCCTTCCCTAGCACTGGCAAGAGCAAAAGCAAGGTTTACAAACATAGACGATACTTGAGAACGCTTTACATCGGTATCTATAGCGACTCCACCAAACATTAAACCAGAGTTATTTGCCATCCCGTTTAAGGCGTCATTCACTAATTCTCGACCACGTGAAGATAAATTAGAGGCAATCGTCTGGTTTCCAATCCGTATCTGACCTACTCTGCCAGAAGAGAGCGATCGCATCTGGCTTGTTGTCCCCCCAGACGTTGAATCCCGCCAATAACCTTTAAATAACCGTTGACCAGATTCAAGGAACCGCGCAAGTGGCGTAAGACGAGAGGCTACTCGTTGTCCTTCTACGGGATCTTCGGGTCTTAAAAGTGCTCTTATGTTATAGCTTAGACGATGAAGCTGGTTTAGCCCTACCCCCTGTTGTTTAAACTGTTCTATCGCTTTTTTAGAATAAAACTTTTGCATATCGGCAACTGCATCTGGTCCTGTTACACTCATCACCGAACCATCTGCGCCAACAAAATTTGCTGTCGTGGGTTTTTTCTGCGGTACAATTGGTTTACCAACATAACGACCAATGCCGAGGTTAATCATTTGATCAATAATTGGATCTACCGTCGTCACTACTCCGTCTGTTTCAGACGGAAGGTTGATTTTCTTATCTCGATACGCTTTTCGCAAAGCGTTCTTATCGTACATAAACCTTTGTGTATTACCTCCCCCTACGCCAACTGTTATAACTGAATACTCGGGAACAAAATTCTTAAGATCTTCATTTACTTGAATTATATTTTTTACGCTATCTGGGTTTTTTCGAGCTTGGTCTAGAACTTCAGACAGGGTTTTCCCAGAACTTTTAAGCGCAGCGGAATTATAAGTATAATTTATTACCTCTCCACTTTCTGCGGTATATGAACCTTGTGATAATTTCGCATTACCAGCCAGAGTACTTTTCATCACTTTTTCAAATCGCCAACTGTTGTTAGCGATTTGATCGGAGCTCGGTGGCTTCCCGTGCTTTTGCTCAAACTCTTCTATATAAGCTCTTAACCCCGCTCTGTTTCGTAAGATTGAATCAGTCCATGTATCCCCATTTTTATCTACTCGAGTCCGGCTGGAGAACTCTATATCTTTACTTGGGTCACCCCCACCTACAACAAGATTCATATAATCAGAAACATCAGGATCCTTCCCTAATATTTTCCCGAGCATTATAATTTCGTCATCTATCTTTTTGTTCGGGTTAGCTTTATTATATTTAACCATTGCTGCTCGCAATGCTTTAGGAGAGTACGAGTGATCATTGCCGAAAAACTTAATTGTTTTAATATCACTTTTAGTCGGCATCCTAGATGCTTCATTTACTGCATGGCCGAATATCAAGGAACGAACACCTGGGCTTTTCATTGCCTTGTTTATATCTACGCCTCGTTTTACTAACCCTGCTATAGCGTCATTTATTCCATTAACCCCAACAGCTCTCGCTTTAGTCGATTCAGGAGACTCTCCTGGATACATCCTTATTAATTGGTCGATCAGTTTATCGTGCCGCGTAGCTGCAAATTTTTCTAAATTTAATTTATTCTGCGCTCGAAGTTTATAAGCATCTAAAATTAATTTTTTCCGACTTGCATCAGCCTGACCAAGTTGCATAGATAATGATGCTATTCGCGCTCTTCGCTTTTCGCCTCGAGCGCGTTCCTGTGCAAAATATGCAAACCCAGTTTCCGCAGCCGCACCAACGTCACTCAATAACCCGCTTACACCCCGCGAGTCAGCTCCCTGCTGTTTACTTGTAACTGGACCTTGCATAAGTTTAAGGCCGAATAAAAACATTGGCGCGGCCCAGTCAGGCACGTCAGACTTTTCTTCAGGAATACCCAATAGTTTTTTCGCTTGTTCGTTATACTTAGTGTAGTCGGTTATGTTACCTGGACCTAACGCTTTCAGTAATGATTGAAAATCCGATTCGTTATTAATCGGTTTTGTAATACTTCTCGCAGCGTTTTTTGCTTCTTCCTCTGCATTTATAACATTTTGACTAGTGGCAGGACTCGCTGGGTTAGTGGCTTCTGAATTAGTTTCTTGTACTTTTGCAGGAGCCGCTTTTCTCGTTGCGTCAACGAGGCTTTCTATGTCACTTGTTGTTGGAGTTGGTTCTGTTGAAAGGTTTGTAGCATCTTCAGCTTCGCCATCATCTTTAGTTTCATCAGCGCCTTCAGTTTCAACGGCATCCGGATCAGAAGGCCCCGAAAGAGGCGCTAAACGAGGCCTCGCAACGGGCGGTGGAACTCGTTGCCCAGCGTCAGCAAGCTGAACTAGCGGTTGACCAACCGTAGTAACTGGAGCAACCTGTTGATTTTGTAAAGAAGCCAACTGAACAGGCGCATTAGGAGGAGAAACAGTAATCGGCGCAACGCCCATAATTCCCTGTTGCGGAGGTTGCGGTTGTTGACCTACAGGTTGCCCCATAGGAATCGTGAACATAGGTCGGTTAAGTGGTTGTGGAATCATTAACCTAAACCCCTCGTAGCCTGTAGAGCAGCACCCCCTAAGCTCGGGTTGTTAAACAAATAACCTGAACCGTACCCGCCAGGACCAAATATGCCAGCAAGACTTATACCCGCACCAAGTGCCTGAGACAATGGGTTAGTACGAGGATCAGTTGATTGAGACAGTGTAGACTGGGTGCTTGGCTGACCCTTCAATATATCACTCATAAACCCTATACGTTGATACGGCTCATACGTTTGTTTCAGTAAGTTTTGTTGCTGAAGGTCCAAGGCCCGTTGTGCTTGTTGCTGTTGCTGAGCACCTATCTGGCTAAGGAGTGCAACATCTTGAGCCGGAAGCTGTTGAACTAACTGACCCAACCCTTGTTGCAGTTGTGCTTGTTGCATTTGTTGGTTAGCAACGCTTTGCGGTAATTGATACTGAAGTTGTTCAATACCCATCAACTGACCAGGAACCTGTTGCATTCGGGCGGCTTCTCTTTCAGCCGCACCTAACGCTTGTTGATAACCTTGGCTCAATAGGTTTCCTACGTTTCGTTGCGTAACATCAGCAAGGTTGCGTTCTACTTCAGCCGCACGGAGCGCCGAAGCGGACCCGCCGTAAGCACTCCTACCGCGCCCCTGATCAACGGCTCGGGCTAACGCTAGATTCCCCTGCCGTTCAGCTTCCTTCGTAAACGCATCCATAACTTGCGTTTGATAGGGATTTTGAAACGCTGGTACTCGAGCAGCAACATCTCGATAACCGCCTATAAGAGCCGCTAACCGAGCTTCATCTAATGCGCCAGACCCTCGTGCGGCGAGACCTTGCGTGATGCCTTGTGCACCTGCTAATTGATCTCCGGCGGCTGTAAGATACGGTTGATAACCGCCTATGCCACTTTGCGCTAAATCATAAGCCTCTTGTGTTGTGGTGCTAATCGGCGCAAGTTCTTGTTTTGGAAGAGTAACTGGTATCTTAGTTAGATCTTCCGCGCTTGTTATGAGGTCTGTGCGAGCTTCTTCAAGAAACGGAGCTTCGCGTACAATTGTTGTTTCAGTAGCCATTATGCAACCCTCGTTTCTAGCTCTTTCATTGCGTTATACATTCTCCTTGCCCCTTTCATCCGGTCACCACCGCCAGCACCACGAACCGCCGCCTCAGTAAATACAAACTCGCCGTCAGAAAGTCGAGCTAAGTTTGAATCAGACTTAGGCCCACCAACGCCGTTGATATAACCGCCCCCAGCGGCGGCAAATCCTGTATATCCAGGAATACCACCAATCGTTTGAGCCACATTCACTTGTTGATTAGGAACGTACTCAGTAGTGTAGAACTGATAAAGATCATCTGCGGTAGGTGTGTAATTATATCGTTGGTTCCATGCCGCCATCACGTCATCTTGCTCACCTTGAGGAATACCGAAGAACATTGTTGAAACCATCGGCTCAACTGCTTTTGCGCCTAGTCCCGCAATAGCACCACCCGCTAAATCACCCACAGGTTTACTAAATAAGTTTTGAGCAAGAGTGCCGTACCCAGGACCAGCGGCTGAAAGCGTACTCGCGGCTAACGGGGTCGTTACTGCTTTAGATGTAATATTTGAAACAGCCTGATTTGTTAAACTGGTCGTAGCGTCCGCAATTCTATCGGCCGCAAAATTTCCTGCTGTAAGAGCATTTTGCACAGCAGTTTCAACTGTTTTTCTAGTAGCACCTTCACCAAGCCCCGCAACAACACCTTTTTGCAGAGCGTCATTTGCTACTGCGTTTACGGCACTACCCTCTGCAGCAAGTGTTCCTAATTTACCACCAATTTCAGGTACGCCTTGTAAAGCCTCTCCTAATGATGTGTTCATTGATTGTCCTATGCCGAGGGCTTCAATACCTTTGAGTTGTTTTCCTATCCACGGCCCAACCCATTTAGTTCCTGCGAAACTTAACCCAGCTGAAAGAAGCGCATTTTGAATAGGTTTACCTTCAATTAGCGAGCCAACTCCAGAGCCAAGAGCCGCGAGCCAAGGTTGACCTGTAATTGCTCCTGCGATACCAAGGATAGTTCCTGCGTTTTTCTTAACAAACCGACCAATTTTCTTGAAGACTTTCTTGACAGGTTTAAATATTTTCTTGAAAAATGAACCTATTCCTGCCGCAGGTAACCCCGTTAGCTCATTAAGCTCCATCATATCACTTCCGACGGTAACTTTTTCAGGAGGAATACCAGCCGCTTCTAGAGCAGCAAACAGCATATTGCGCTCGTTTTCTTCAAGGCGGTTAGGATCAAAGATTATTTCGCCAGGACTCGCATGAACTAACGGTTCTTGACCAGCTTGAGCTAGTCTTGAGGAAACTTCAGAAAGACCACCTAACCCCGAAAGCTCTTCACTCGTTGCTTCAACTGGTTCCACAGTTTGCATAATGCCTGTTTCAAGCGTTGGATCATTGCTCTCTCCTTCATTCAATTCGGTCGGCATCATTTCATGATACTGAATTTCAGCGGGTCTTTCTCCAGTACCTCCGAAATACCGATACGGAGCCATTGCGTCAATGCCCGGATCATATTTTTCGCCGAAAGATTCAGGGTTTCGAAGCTGCCGTGGGCCTCTCATACTTTGCTCGATACCGTATGCAACAGCACCGAGCGTGTCCGCTATTCTTTCTGATACAGGAACCTCCTCCATCCGTACGTCTTCTTTTCCCGTAAGTGGATAAAAGCCGCCCCGACCATCAGGCACGTAAGTTTTAGTAAGGTCCTCTATCCCTTTTCTTTCGTAAGGAGTTCCTCGGCCACCCTCCATGCCGCCATCTTGATAACCAACTAAACCACCATCCGCATACCCGCCGTATAGTTCTTGCATACGTTGATTAAAAACGTCTTCACTACGATACGGAGTATTCGGTGCGGGGTCTACTATCTGAGACATCGGATTTGAACGATATCGATCTATAAAGTCAGAATATGACTCACCTTGTTGCGGTTCAATAAATATTTTTGGCATCCCGCCTCGCCGGTCAATCTGGTCGTTTGTTGGTATAGGCACGGCCATATTGCCACTGTCATTATATTGTGGCTGCGGAAAGGGAGAACGACCGCCGCCACCGCCAATCATCCCTTGAATCTGCTGAGCTATCTCTTGAGCATTGTTTGCGGCAGTTCCGGCGTACTCACTGATAGTCTGAGAAACATTAACTAACCCACGTTGCGCGTTCCCCATCTGCGCTTGCGCACTTGATATTTGATTTGAAATACCACCGCCTTGTGGGTTCATGAACGGACCTCCCAACACTGCGGAAAGACCACCTCCTGGCAGTTTCCCATCAAACCCAATCCCGAGAGTGCCGCCTGGTCGCCTTGATATCAAGTCGTTTTGAAAACTTGCAAGGTTTAACCCGCCCAAAGCGAAGGAAGGAACTAACCCCCCCTTAGCCGCCGCCATGATCCCTCCCTGCTCCTCTACGGGAGGCATAGGGGGAGCCGCTTCGCGTATTTCAGGGCTAGGGTCAGCCATTGGAACCGTAGGTAATACGGGAGTGTTGAATGTAGGCTCTTCCTCAGGGAGAACAGGCTCTTCACCTCCCATTTTTATTTGTTCATCAATTAACGTATCTGCGGCCTCTGGACCTTGTTCCTCACGGACAGTGTTTAAATAATCACCCCAAGTGAGGTTTTCGTTCCAAGGAACTGGCTCATCAGCATGCTCAAGTAACCAAGCACCTCGGCGTTCATACTCTGCAGAGCGTTGCATCCGCTCTAATAACTGTTCGTCGGTTTCACGGGGTGGCATCTGCGGTTGCGGTTGCGGTTGCGGTTGCGGTTGCGGTTGCGGTTGCGGTTGTGCCTGTGCTTGTA